AGACATCTGTTCAATATCTCTACCAACAGCAAATCCTTGCTTAATTGCAGAAAAAGCTTTGCTCGCAACACCTACGGCTAATGAAATAGTTACTGGATCCATACGCAGATTGTATCACAGGTTATTTAGTTTTGTTACCCCTGTTTGCCGATGCCATATTAATTCTATAAATGTTTACATCGTTTCTATCGTCAGCAATATTTTCTTGTAATGTCTGTCTTTGTTGAGCTAGATCATAAGCTTGTTGTAACTTAGCTGTGTCGATTTGAAAGTTCATTTGATCATTCATAGCTTTTCTTTGTAGCTCTGCTGTATCGTTTTCTAACTCTTTCTTTCTAATCTCAACCAATGGATCAGTCTGTTGTTGTGGTTGTAGCGATGGCATTACCTCTTTTAGAATCTCACCAACCTGTTGTGCAATTGCTGCTTCAACAGCATTTGGATCTAACTGTGGAACAGGCTGACCAGCTAATTGTGCAGCTTTGATTGACTCTTCAAAGAATTTATTCACTTGATCTCTCGCCATCATACCAACATGTTCTTGTGTATGTGACTGTAACAAGATAAATGTTTGTGGATTTGCCTGACCTGCTGGAGTTGATAAGAAGGCTATATGTGCTCTGACATGTGCCTCATGATCTTGCTGTTGAAATACCTGCACAGGCATTCCTTTTAGTGCATTTCCGTTCTCGGTTGCTGGATCAACTGGTTGTGGTTGCATTGGAGGAGGTAAAATACCCTCAATATTCTTAATATCCAACGCATCGTACATTCTTCTATACGCTTCATACACATTATGTATCTGTGGAGCAGCTTGAGCTAGTTGTAATTGTGTCTGAGCCAGTGATAATCGCTGTGACATAGAGAAAATGTTCGGATCTGACACTGGAAGTATGTCTACACGACCATCAAAGTCCGCTTGCATAGTCTCTGGTGGCACATTTCCAACAAAATATGGGTATGGAACGGGATTTTCGCTAAAAATCTCCGCTAACATGCGAAATTCTTGTTTTTGAGCGTAATGTAAACGCTTATGTATGCTCGAAATGATCTTTGAACCCTGTTCTATCAGTGCAACAGTCGTTCCAACAGGTGCTTGAGAGTTTACATCCGCTATTTTTGCGTCTGCAACCTGTGCAAAACGTCTACCAGAGTCAACAACAACACCTAAAAGCTGTGCTAACGTCCCTGATGGCTCTTTATATGGTAATGGGATGATAGAATTTTTTAAATCTCCGCCCGGTACGTCAATATCTCTAAATTCACCAGGATTAAGAGGGTCATCATCGTTACGAATACGAACACCCCTTGCTTTAAATCCTGCTGGTAGGTTCGATAATGTACCTGCATCAATTAATTGTCTTAAAATAGAAGTCGCAGCACGAGAAAGACCTCCGATTGTGTGCAGTAACCCGAAACCATAAAATCCAAATCCTGGTAAAAATTTAAAATGTGTAAAATATTGACGCTTTCTCTTTAATGGGTCTTGTTCTCTAAAGTTTCTAGAAATCGATAACACTTTTCCAGAACCTTGATCAAGGGTAACAATATAAGGAAGCATAATCCCCGAAGAATTCCCCTCCATATCCTTGTCTTCAAAACCCTCCAAGTCCAAGTCAACATGGCATTCCAGTAAGGTATAGACATCGTCAGAATAGTTCGGACGTAATCCCAACAACTCATCAGCACGTTCTTGGATAGCTCCTTCGTCTTCGCCATCGCCTGTTTCAGATAATTCAACATCTCTATAAACTCCTGCTACTTGTAGTTTTCTAACATCATTATATGTCATCCTAACTACATGTGTCACCCTCTCCGCTGTTCTTAAATCACTAGCCGAATACGGAACAACCATATCCTCTGCTGGTACAAACTTGGAAACGGCTCTCTGTTTGGTTTCATCAAAATAAATTTTCTTAAATGTAGATCCAGTAAGTGGCAAATAAAATAACATCTGATCAGTGTCCTGATCAAACTCCTCCATAATCTCAGTAATCTGATAATTCATGAAATCTTTTACACGCTGTGCCTGTGCTTCTGTCTCCTGTGTCGGAGTTCCAAGAACCTGCGTCTTTACAGGACCGCCACTTGGTATCATCTCCTTATATGCCTGTGCTTGAAACTGGGTCACAGCTTCACTCAATAATGGATGTGTTACACCACTCGCTCCCAAGAAAGGCTCACTTCTATCCTCGTAATTAATTCCAAGTAACCCTAATCCCTTTGATATAGCTTCTTCCCAATCTTCCCTAGATTCTACGTCCTCACGAAATTTAGCTTGAAGATCCGAGGACAAAGAGCCAAGTACGTCATCATCTAATACCTCGGCTAAATTAGCATTGTGATCATAAGGCTGGGCAATAACCTCAGTTACCCCCTCATCCATAAGTTCTATACCATCAGGAAGTTGCTCCTCGGTGCTGGGGAGTTCGATCTGGAGACTCTGTTCTTCGGGCATCGCCTGACCCCCTGCTCCCATTGATCCTTCTACCATGCCTGCTATTTGTCTAGGTTGTATTGCCATTTTAATTATTCCTTAAAAATCTGCCAAATAACTTTTCTATCATATTTAGCTGTGATGATCTAGATGGAGGTGGTTTAGGAAACGCCTCCGATCTAGGTATAGGTAAGGGCACTTTTTGAGTTTTTGTTTTAGCTCTTGGAGGTACACCCTTTTTTCTGAGTTCACTTTCTGCGGCTTCAAATAATGGTCTTGCTACATCTTGAGTAATTCTTGAAAAAGCTCTTTTTTGAAGTTCAGGATCAATTCTGCTCTTATCTTTCATAATCTCTTCATCGGTAGCAAAATTATAAGGATCGTCTTTTCTTTTTAAATAATCTAGAGCCGTAACAAAATCTTCTTCTGTTCGAGTATATTTTGGCTTGAAATTAGGTGGTAACAAATCTTTAGATCTTAAATATTGAAAAGCTGCATGAGCTAATTCATGGGTTGCTGTTCTTATCGTGTCTCCTTTTTTATTCTTGTCTTTTCCTACAATTATTGAAGCAATTCCTTGAGAAGGAATTTTTTTAAGTTTTATACCTTGATTTTGCATTTCTTGAATAATATTAAAAGGCTGATTAAAATTATCTACCACATTATCTACGTCAGGAAAATATTGACCACCAATATTATATGAATATCCAGAGTCAGCTATGAAAGCTAAAAAATCGGTGTCACCGTCTTCTACAAGTTTGTATCCTAACCTAGCAAAAGGATCAACCATTCCAGGTTCAATGTCCGCTCTAAACTCAACATCAGCTAATAAAGAAGGGTTTATTTTTCCGAGTGGTTTTCTAGGTGGAGGTTCTGGTTTGTAATCTGATCCTATACTTTCGTTTATAGGTCTAGGAGTAGGCATAACCAGTTTTTCTTTACTAAGTTTAAGTTTTACCTCTGGTTCCGCCATTATGTAATCCTTGTTACCCTTTTTTTACCAGGAGCTAGTATATCAGAAAATCTGTTCTTAACTAACTTCCCTTTTTTGTGTGGCTTTCTATTTAACTTTTTTTTAATTTTTAAAAGTCTAGTCGTCATCAGTAATACTCTCTTGCTCTTTTTGGAAACCAATCTTCTGCGATTTCCTCTCCTTGTAAACTAATAAATCCGCCTTGTCTAAATCTCATTAGTGCCATAGTCATGCTATCACAATAGTCATCATGGTCGCCATTCGGAAAAGATGCAACCTCTTCGATGACTTCGTCAGCAAACCTTTCGTCAGGATACCACACTTTTCCAGATTCGAAAATAGGAGATACCATATGCATCCTCGTAGTCTTGTCCATACCACCCCCACCTTTACGCCTACCGGGACTGAACGTAGTAACAGGTAAATTAATTAATCGTAACTCATCAGCCAAAGATGCACCAGACGCTTTTGCTTCTATTAACATCATGTCTGGCTCCCAATACTCGTTTTGCTCTATTGCAATCTCTTTGAGTTCTGGAAAATTCCAACGCCCTTTTTTAGCGTCTAACAAAATCAAATGCTGCTCTCCATTTT